CTCGGATGATGGATTCGTTTATATAAGTTTTGTAGATTGTGGCGGGGATGATGTAGTGGTAGGATATAATACCGCAAAGTTAGATTTTGACACAGGTTACTGCATGGATACAACCCGTGACTACACGGCTGAAATATACGTAGGTGGCATACCTACTGTACCGCCTTACAATAGCCGGGTTACGGAGGGCGATCCCTGTACCGAATCAAATCCGGTAGAAATACCCCCGGCAGTAGTACCACCTGCATACGGAAAGAAATACACCCTATCAGCAGTAGGCAAATCTGGGCATACTTTCACGGCTGAAATATGGGAGAAACTATACACAGGGGCAACATACCCCATTAACACATCACTCAATCCATTTGTGCTTGATTGCCTTGCCTCTAACGATGACCCATTCCAACCAATACTACCCACTACATTTACAATACGGGCAGACTTCACAAACTTTACAGGGCCGTTCCCTGACTTCTTATCTACTGATGATAGAAAATACTTTGTTAAATTTTATGCAAGTGGTACAACCTATTTGTTGTGGAATGGCTTTATATTAATGGATACTATTTCATTGCCATTCACAACAGGGAGTACAATCATTGATATAATTTGTGTAGATGCAATCGGGCAATTAAAATCGGTTACCTACTTACCCGGTGTACCGCTTCTGACAAGTACAGAAAGTATTGTTAAAACAATAAACAACTGCCTTGCCTATTTATTATATCCGGGCGGCTACAAAGTAAACTTTGCCGTTAATTACTACACATCGCAGCTATCAGATGCAACAAGCGCACTCCGGCAGATATACGTTACTCAATGTAACTGGCAAACAGGCTCGGAGGCTTATCTAACCTGCTACGAAATTATAGAAATCATTTGCACCGCATTCGGGGCGCAAATATATCAGTCGGGCGGTGAGTGGTGGATTACATCGGTGAACGAAAGGGCAAGCAATACGATACGGGTATTCCAAACGGATCAAGATACTTCGGCCGATGTTGCCTATACAAAAACATTGAACTACACAATTCAGCCATACCAAAGTGATACGCTGACTCCGTTCTATTTTGTAAACAATGCACAAACGAAAATACTATCAAAGGGATTTCCAATAGTAGAGGTTAGCGGGGATATTGATTACAATTATAATAAACTTATTAACGGAGATTTCAGTAAGCTAAGCAACATTGCAGGTAACGCTCCCAATGGCACACCGGATAACTGGACTACAACCATAGGCACAAGTGGTTCGGTTAATGTGCAAACAACTAATGGAGTTACCGGATTGTTTTTAGATGGAGGCACTACTAATACGGTGCTTGTATCTACTCCGGTACTGATAGACCAATACGATAAAGTTAGTTTGTCATTTGATGGGTATGGCACAACAGGAGGGGCTACATTTTTGCACATAGAAATAAAGATTGATGTGGGCGGTGGCAACTTTTACAAGTACACGAAAGCAGCAGGGGCAGACCCCGAATGGTTATACAATCCATCCACATCAGCCGGGGCTTATAGGTATGAAGTGGGAGATATTGTTAACCCGCAAAGAATAAGTATTGATTCAAGCGGTGCGCCTGCATCGGGAACATTAGAGATTACTTTCAGAGTAGGTACACAAATAGGCGGGGCGCATACAGAAGGATTCTTTGGCAATGCACGGTTAACTTATACATCGCAGTATTCTAAATACACCTTTCAGAATGTTAACACAAGTTCACCGTATAAAAAAGAGGTAAATGTTAAGTTAGGTAACTATACCGCAATATCAGGTATTGTTTCACGTACTCAATCTCAATCGTTACTAACTACATCTAATAACGGGTTACTTAACTGGACTCGTTACGGGGATAGTAGTGTTACTTATAGCACACTTGCAATTCTTTTGTTATCGCAGTATTACAACATATTCAGCAAGCCTCGTGTTAATATGTCTTTTACGCAGTACAATGTTTACAATCAGGCGGGGGATTATTTTATCGGGTTAGTTAATAACTTTGCAATTACAGACCCATCGGGAACAATATCAATAAACGCATTTAAGTATATTTTGGGTGCATGTACCATTGATTATGTAAACAATACGATAAGTGGTACTGCGTTACAAATTGCTAACACAAATTTAACTTTTAGTACAAAGCAAACTTTAACACCTAACAGATGACCCCCGTAACCGGCCAAAAGCTAAACATATACCGCTACAACTCAATCGCAATGACTGATACGCTAATAGCGTGTGCAAGGAATTGCACATTCAGCGTGAATGTGAATGAGATGGAAACCACAGGAATAGCATCCGCATGGTTCAAAGAATCCCGCCCGGATGTTGCATCGTGGTCAATCTCCTGCGATGGATTGGTTGTACTGGATGACTATTCGTACCTGTTCATGCTCAATTCCCAACTTGCCAGGGAGATAGTATCGTTTAAGTTTGTTATTGATAACGGTACTGCCGGAGGGTTGGTTATTGTATCGGGCTTAGTATGGTTACAATCAATCTCATTACAGGGCAATAATAAGGACATTAGCACCTACCAGGTAAACTATCAAGGTACAGGGGCATACTCATTAGCGGGTACAACCATAACGCCTACAGGGGTGGTTATTAGCGGTACAACTACGCAGGTACTGCAATACACTGCCGGGGGCGGGGAAACATCGATTGTTATACCGGGCGGGGCGGGTAAGACTATGCTTTATGGATCACGTGGCGGTACATCATTTGAAACTATTGTTTATTCGGGTACACCGGGAACGGGGGCGAAGTGGACTATCTCAAGTGGTACGCTCGAAGTTGATGCCGGAGTGCCATTCTTTACGGGGGAAAAAATTATTATTTTAGTACAATAAACACTAACTATGTTACAAAGATTATTATTAATTACCCTTACTTTATGCAGCCTATCAGCATCCGCTCAATGGCAGCAAACAGGTTCTAAGGTACGTTACGTTAATGGGTTGGGGATTCCCACTAAAGACACGGCTGCCGGAGTTAGTGCTGATAGTTCGCAGATATTGATTCGCCCGGCTGATAGTTCGCTTTACATTAAGTACAAGCGTACATGGGTGAAGGTTGGTGCAGGGGGAGGCGGTACGATTGGGGGGAGTGGTACTGCTAATAGGGTTGCGAAGTTTACGGCAAGCACTACACTTGGTAACTCACAGATAACCGATAATGGTACAAGTGTAGGTATTAACCAAACATCCCCTATTTATCAGTTACACGTTACATCTGGCGGTAGTGCGGTTGTGTTTACGGATGCAGGTTCAGCAGCGGTAATTGTTGGAACAAATGCGGGTGCTACTGCATCGGCTGAACTTTCTTTGAGGGGGAATAATTTAACAATGACAGGTGGCGGTATAAATGGTACTGAACACGCAAGGGTTAACGGTAGCGGCAGAATGTTAATTGGTACTACAACCGATAACGGAGTTGATAAATTGCAGGTGAGTGGGAGTATGAATGTATCGGCAAGGGCAACGGCGCAGAATTTGTCGGTTACGAATAATATTAGTGTAACAAACGATATTAATCAAGGGAGTGGAACGGCTAATGCAAACTATACTATTCTTGCCAATGGTACTTCAAGTGGTTGGGCGGGCAGAATGGTTGGTGAATATGCAACAGGGCAGTTTTATTTTCAGCATAGAAATAATACACCAACTTGGACTACTTGCTTTTCATTGAATGCAAATGGAGGTAAGGGGGGTACAACATTTTTTGATAATGCGTTTATAGGTGGCGATGGATGGTTAACTGTTAATGGTTCTACAAATAACGGAGTTGATAAGTTACAAGTAGTAGGTTCATTAACTGCAACAGGTATGCAGCAAAAATACCTTGCCCGTACTACCGCATACACCGCTACAACTTCCGACTACCTTATTGACTGTACATCGGGTACTTTCACCGTTACTCTCTATGCAGCATCGGGAAACGCAGGTAGAATTCTAATGGTAAAAAATAGCGGTGCAGGTACGATAACCGTTGATGGCAACGCATCCGAAACTATTGATGGCGCTGCTACTTATTCACTATCCGTACAATACGCCACCGTGCAAATTATGTCGGATGGTACTAACTGGAAAATAATCGCTAAATTCTAATAACTTTGTAATATGATAACTGCAATCGCCCTTTCAATCGCACTAACTACAACCGCACCCGTGCAAGTGCAAACGGACACAATCCCTTCTGCCATTCAAGTCAAAGCAGTTGAGTTTAACCGCCTTACAAAGGACACTATCACCCAAATTACGTGGGTAGTATTCGGATTAACCAGAGATACAACACAAGGTTGTAATACCTACGTGGTAGCCTATGACAAGAGAGGGCGCAAGGTAACAGATGGCAATGTGCCTATACCCGCTCACATCGTACAAGAGTGGGGAACAGATAACACCCTCATAGATGATTTCATTCTCAATTTCTATAAATTAATAAAGCGTTAATAATGGAGCAGCACGTAGATAGCACATCGGTAAAGGGGTTACTATTCACCATGGGGTTATGGATGTTAGCACACGTTACCGCCTCGCAGGTGGCTACCTACTGCACAATACTATCGGCAATCGTTACTATTATTGTAAACATACAAAAGTTCAAACATGGCAAAGACAAGCATAGGGCTGACTAACGTAAACTACCCCGCCCCGAAATGGTACCGCAAATCAAAGAGGGTTATCGGGTTACTATCCGGCCCAACCGTGTTGGCAGTATTTCAGATATTTAAACTGACAGACCACCAAATGGCAAGCGTGGCAACGGTGATAGCTTTTCTTCCTACATTATTAGAGGTATTTTCCGCAATACTTGCAAACGGCGAACAATATGCAGCTATCGATGAAAAGCCCGAATAATTCGGACAGTTGGGTTAAATGGTGGTTACTTGCTATGGCTTTGCTATTCGTGCTGATTATGACATCATGCAATAGTGTAAAGAAATCTCAAACCACTAAACAGGAACAATCTACAACAATATACCTACGTGATACCGTACACGTTAAAGTTATTGACACTTCCCGCATCGTAACCGAACTACAGGAATTTAATACAAAGACTATTGAACTATACGATACCGTGTATAAAGATGTACCTGTATTACGGCAACGCATAATCTACACGAACGCATATCAGCAGCGAACAAATACGTTCAATGGCATTATAAAGGATAGCGTATCGGGCAGTGTGAGTAATACGGTTGCACTTAGCAAAGTAGAATCAACAAGCAGTAAGAAATCAAATCGCGTACCTTTTATCGGAATTATAATCGGAGGTATTGTAATAATTATAATCTATGGCATCCGTAAAACCAATCGTTTCTTTAATTGAGTATAAGGCGATGTTTGATTCCATGCAAGTGGATGAAGATAAAGCAGCCGAAATAGCAAAAGCCGTTGCACTAATCAATAAAGGCAAGCAGCGTTACTTATCCGTTACCGCTAAACTCAATCTCAAATGCCCGTGGTATGCGCTGGGGATAGTTCACTACTTAGAAGGCAGTTGCAATTTCAGTAAGCATATTCACAATGGCGATCCGTTAACCGCTCGCACCTGGCAAGTACCTGCAGGCCGGCCATTACTCCCTCCGCAATTCGGTAAGTCATATACATGGGAGGAATCAGCAGAAGATTGGTTTAGGTTAAAGAATTGGCACAAATGGCAAGATTGGGGGGTGCAGGATATGTTGTATCGTTTTGAAGCGAATAACGGATTCGGGTACCGCAAGCGCTCGGTTGCTACGCCTTACCTCTGGAGTTACTCTGACCATTACGATAAGGGCAAATTCGTAGCGGATGGTAAGTACAATCCCGAAGCCGTGAGCAAGCAAGTCGGGGCGGCAATTTTGCTTAAGGAATTGATGTAATTTTACACTACAATTATAAATCATGGCAGTATTTAATAAATTCAACCCCTTTGTTGAAGCAGTAGCGGAGAAGGTGCATAATCTTGGCTCTGACCAATTAACACTTGCGTTAACTAATACCTTACCGACCTCGGCAAATAGTGTGCTTGCAGACATTACGCAAATTACATACACCAACCTTTCTACTCGTAACCTTACAACTTCTGCATCTTCGCAGACTGGAGGGCTTTATAAGTTGGTAGTGAATGACATTACCCTGACATCTACAGGCGGTAGTACCGGGCCATTCAGATACTTAGTAGTTTACAACTCTACGGCTGCGGGCGGGCCTTTGATAGGGTGGTATGATTACGGCACATCTCTCACTTTGAATAGCGGTGAATCTTTGGCAGTTGACTTTGATGGCACGAATGGACTATTAACAATACAATAATGGCAGATAACGTAGGATATACACCGGGGAGCGGTGCAACAATCGCAGCAGATGATATAGGGGGTAT